ATTTTTAAGAATAACAGTACTTCCTGGAGGATGTTCAGGATTAAAACATCAAACATATTTTGATTATGAAACAAGAGATGATGATAAGGTATATAACTATGAAGGTTTTGATCTTAGAATAGATAAGATGTCTTTGCCATACCTTGATGGATCTACCGTTGATTATGTAGAAACAATAGATAAGATTGGGTTTACGATTGATAACCCTAATTCAGAAGGCTCTTGTGCTTGCGGAGATAGCTTTCATTAATATGATTAAATATAAAAGGGGTTTAAATTATGTCTCATAGCGTTAAAGAAACAATTACACTTGGCTGGTGCGATGGCGGTAGTGTTGAAGGAAGATTTGCAAACGGTATTGCTAATACAATAATTGAAGCACCCAAGATGAAAATTAACATTGTTAATACTATTCGCGTTAATGGTAATCAAATTGCAAGACAAAGACAAGCTTTGTTTGACTATTGGGCAGATCTTTCAAAAAGTGAATGGCTTTTGTGGGTAGACTCAGATATTATTATTGATCATAATGTTGTTAAGATGTTATGGGATGTTGCTGATAAAAAAACAAAACCAATTGTAAGTGGAACATATTTTGTTTCTAGTCAGAGTGAACAATCACTTATGGAGCCTTTTCCTGCTTTGTATGAAGAAACTGGCAATGAGTTTCAAACAAAAGTAATCCATCCATTGCCACACAACAAAGTAATTCCAGTAGATGTTGCTGGATTTGGATTAATGCTAATGCATAAATCAATAATTAAACCAGTAAGAGATGCTTCTGATGGATATTCTGTTTTTGGAGAAAAACAAAATCCTGGCACTAAGTTTGTTAGTGAAGATGTTGCATTTTGTCGTTATGTAAAAAAGGCTGGCATACAACTTTATGCACACACTGGAGCAGTTGTTCCTCATATGAAAACATTTTCATTTGATAAGAACTATTACAATATTTATTGGAGTGGTATTGCTGATGGTAAAATTAATAAACCAGGAAGATCTCCAGTCTTGCCAGACCAGCACGGAGATATTGCATAGTGGTAGTGCGTAACCTTGCCAAGGTTAATGTGCGAGTTCGATTCTCGTTATCTCCTCAATGAAAACATGTAGCAAGTGTAATGTTAATTTAGAAGACTCAGAGTTTTCACCATCATCTGGTGAAAAATATTTAAGACCTGAGTGTAGAAGTAGCGCAAAAAAGTTAGCAAAGCGTAGAGATGAATTAAAAAAAGAGTTTGGATATCCTGTTCAAGAATATATATGTCCAATTTGTTTAAAGAATGAAGATGAATTAAAAGGAACAGGTGGCAATGCAAGTATTTGGGTAGTAGATCATGATCATAACACAGATAGTTTTAGAGGTCATCTATGTCATAATTGTAATCGTGGTCTTGGTGTGTTTCAGGATAATATAGAAAGATTACAAAGAGCAATTAATTATTTAAGTTCCAGTAGCTCAGTTGGTTAGAGCCCTAAACTCATAATTTGGTCGTCGTAGGTTCAAGTCCTACCTGGAATACAAAGCCTTTATAGCTCAGAGAACAGAGCGGACGGTTTTTACCCGTTAGGTCGCAGGGTTGACTCCTGCTAAAGGCACTTCTTAATATATACATCTGCATACATATTTTCTTGTAATGCAAATCCAATTACTTCCCAGTCTTTATTATCATTTAAAAATTCACATACAACTTCAATAACACCATAGTCAACACCATGATCTTTATCTACAATATAATCATTAAATCCAATTATTCCACCCTCTGCTAAAAGCGGTAAGGAATTAATAAGATCAGCCTTGCAATGTTTATAATCATGATTAGCATCTATGTATATATAATCAAATTGTTTGTTTATACTGGTAAGAATATCATCGCTATACCCTTGATTAAATGTTATACCGTTAACATTTTTAAATCTATTCTTAACAAAATCTAAATGCCCCTCACGATTAAAGCGGTTACAGTCTGGCCAATCATAGGCTTTAAAGGTGTCTACAAGGTCAATAGAGGAGGGTTTGACCTCTTTGATTAGAACTTCTGCATAGTCTCCAGCAAGAGTTCCTATTTCAAGAATCCTTGATCCTTTTGGAATATGCTTAGCAAACTCTTCTTTGTTTTTAAATAATTTTGCATTATTTAATTGCTCTTGGGATATGATTTTTATTTTCATCCTAATAGTATATCAGAGGCCTTGGTGTATAATGATATATATGGGGTATCCGAATTGGTTTGAAAAAAATGCTATTAATTATTTTAATTTAGTCTTGCCGAAAAGATTTGCCGACAAGCCATTGGTAGATTTTTTGCAGATAGGAGCCTATACTGGCGATGCATCTGAGTGGCTTATGGATAATATTATTACAGATCCTACGTCATGGCTCACAGATGTAGACACTTGGTGTGGCTCGGAAGAAGAAGTTCATAAAGAGTTTGACTGGGAAGAACTAGAATTATTTTATGATGAAAGAATGTCACAATACAATAATGTATGTAAAATAAAAGGATACTCTGCAAACTTTCTTCAATCAACGCAAGAACAACATTATGATTTTATTTATATTGATGGGGATCACAGGGCTGATGAAGTTTACAAAGATGCAACCTTTGGTTGGAGATGCTTAAAGCCTAATGGAATTATGGCCTTTGATGATTACCTGTGGGTTCATGACTCAGGTTTAACAGATCTTTCTCCTAAAAAAGGAATTAATAAGTTTTTAAGAGAGTATAAAAAAGAATACAAGTTAATTATTATGGACGAACAAGTGTGGATTTCAAAGAATGGATAAGTTAACAAACTTTTTTCCAGTTTATTTAATTAATCTAAAAGACCATAAGCACAGACTTAATCACGCAAAAAAAGAATTTAAAAAGTATGGTATTACAAACTATACAGTTATTGAAGCCATTGATGGTAGAAACAATGATCTATCAAAAATAATTCACGGCAAGTATCCTAAGATAAAGCCATCTGAGATAGGATGCATTTCCTCTCATATTAAAGCATTAAAGCATTGGCTTGATACATCTGATAGTGAGTATGCCATTATTATGGAAGATGATTTTAGTTTTGATACCGTTGAACATTGGCAGTTTGATTGGGATTATGTTATAAAACACATACCAAATAATGCAGAGATTGTTCAAATGATTATGATTCAGCATGATCCAAAGTTTAATATACACAAGAAAGAACCTTTTAAAAAAGAAAATGTTATGGTTTATTCTTGGTCAACGGCATGTTATTTAATAAAAAGAAGCTATGCAAAAACATTAGTTAATCTACACTATGTTAATGGTAAATATAAGTTAGATAGTTATGGCTATAGCAATCAAGCAGCAGATGTTATTCTTTATAGTCTGGGTGATGCTTATTCTATACCGCTTTTTACACACATTCTGGATGCAAAAAATTCTATTAACTATGAACACCAAGACTTTCATGCTAAATCAAAGAATAATATAGACTCTTGGTGGAAAGATAGCAGCAAAGATTACACTAAAGAGCAGATGCTTGATTATAAAAATGGTCTTTCTGTAACTAAAAAAGATCTAAATATTGCTTTTAAAATATTTCATATTGAAGAAGACAACGATTCTATGCAACAAAGAAATATTCTTACCTACCTTGCAAAAAAACAATTAGAAAAAGACTTTCAAGAAATTAAAACACCAACAATAATAATGAGAACACTTAAAGATGTTAAACATTTTTATAAAAAAGAAAACATTAACATAGATCCAAAAGGACATGATGGCAATGGTTGGAAAACTGGTGAGTTAGGCATATGGGCTAGCAACTATAAGTCATGGGATAACTTTTTAAAATCTAAATATGATAGTGTTATTTTAATGGAAGACGATATAAAATTAAATAAAGACTTTAATAAAAAAATACAACAATACATTAAAGAATTGCCAGAAGATTGGGATGTCTTTACAGTTTACATTCCTGACACTGGCAACATAAGATATAGACCCAATAGACAAACCCTTATGGTTGAAAAAGAAAACATTTGTAGGGTATATCAGTCTTGGTCTTGTCTTTGTTATGTTGTAAGCAGATCTGGGGCCAAAAGATTATTGACTGAGGTTGAAAAACCAGTTAGCAGTCCCATAGATCATTATTTATTTTATCATAAAAATTTAAATGTTTATGCAATTAAAATGGAAAAAGGAAATATTTGTGAGGCATACCCTACGGAATCAACGATTCAGCTTGCTAAAAAATACAATATGACTGGATATGTTTAAATAAATTTGTTGTAAAGGTGGTGAATTGCAGATCCTTTTGGAAGATCATTCTTATTAATATTTTCTCTATTCAAAAATTGATTCCAAATTTGTAATGTGTGTGCATCTTTAGATTTTAATAATACTTCATCCTTATGATCTGGGTTCCATATTTTTTTCCATTGCCAAAAATGAATTGGATAAAACGTTTCTGGTGGTTGTGCATATTTTAAAACATTAAATCTTTTTGCTCCCTTTGTAACAAGCAGTGGGCCAATCTCAGACCAAACAATTTTATCTTTATCATAACTAACTGAGTTCTTAATTAAAAACTTTACCAACTCGGAGTCTTGAGGCATTCTTAATATTCCATTTGCAAGACGATCATCTTCTTCAAATCCAAATAGATACTCTCCAAAGTTCCAGTCTGACCTTAAACATATTGAGTCTGTGTCTGTCCATGTTAGTCCAGTCTTACTTATCATTGTGTATCTAAACATATCTGCAAATGGTCCATATGAATTTTGTACCTTAAAAATCTTAGACTCTGGAATTATTTTATTTGCATCTTCTTTGACAACACCTTTAGGAACTTTCATAGACATATCGTAAACAAAAAGGGTAAATGAATGTCCATGATAAATGAATGAAGAAAGAGCAGTCTGTTCTACTTTACTTAATGGATTACCTATCCACAATGAACCAAAATTAATCATTTACATATCCTATCATAATAGAAAAGCCAGCCTATTGCTAGGCTGGCTAATCTTTTTAACATGCTACTTCTTAGCAGCAGGCTTCTTTGCAGCAGCCTTCTTTACTACCTTGACATTCTTTAGAGCTGCCTCAATGTCTGATTCAGCAGGCATACGTCCAAATGCCTTGTCACTAGGGTTTACTGCTCTTAGAACTACTGGAACAATTGCACCAACTAATGAGTATACAAGTGTTTCTGGATCTGTCACTCCAGCAGCGAACATCGCTGTTGCTGCACCAAGAACTGATCGTCCGTATGATGCAAGCATGTTTTTGATATTTTGATTCATTATTTCCTCCTAGGATATAACCTTTATTAGTATTGAATAGCCAGCCCATAGGCCTATAATGCCTGCTACCCCTGCAAATACAGGTGGTGCTGGAACTGGCAATTTGAATGCAGCAAATACTAAACCACATCCAAAACCTGTTAGTACTGATAGTACTATGTCTTTCATGCTTCCCCCAATATATATTCTTTGTGATGAATTTTACAAAAATCTACGTATCTTGTTTCTGTCATTGCTAAAATCTTTGCTTCTTCTGAGCAACCTTCTATGTCACAAACAGCATAATCATACTTAATACTTTCTTCAAATTCTTTTATTTTAATTCTCATTCTTTCATTCCAAAATCTTTACTTGGGTTTTCTGGATGATCCATTGGTGTTGGTGCTGTGCACAGTGTTCCACAGTCATGACATTGAATATCTAAATGATACATGCCAACCATATATGTTTCTGGATCAAATGACACCAAAGCTCTAAACAAGGTGCTACCACAATCTGGGCACTCACAAGTTGGTATGCCTCTAGCGTCTATCATCTACTTCTTCTGGAAGCAACTTCTTTAAATCCTGATACGCTAAAGATATCTTCTTCATAGAATAATAATGAGGGTAAGCAGATCCAACCTCACCAAACTC